TGTGAACCGCGCAAATAGGCCGAACACATGGCTGCACCGACCAGCCCTGCACGTGAAGAAAACCCTTGCCAGCCGGGAGCCGTCCACACATGGCACAAAGGCGAAGTGGCGTTGCATTTTCAGTATGTCCGGTTTACCCCGTGAACCGGACCTAATCGAGCACGCTCGTACCTTGCAAAGCGTGCCAAATCATTATCGCTTACCCTGGAGGGCATGGTTCAGCGGCTTCCTTCCTGAGATTCGCCGGCCATGGCCTGCAAAGCGGAGGATACGGAGAAAGTGCCGCGCTCTAGGCATCATCGCCGCATCGATACGCGGCTTTGCCTCATGTTTATAATCCCAGGGCACGGATTTCGAGTTCGAGCCTCAACCGCTCCCGCAAGGCCTCGAGCGTGATATCGCCGCAGATATGCGCACTCTCCAAAATGCCCGGATCGTCGAGCCATTTCGCGATCGCCCACGACGGCACTTGCGCGATGCTTTCGCGCCGGCCATTCGGCAACACGACAATGTAATCCCGCATACCGCCCTCAGATCGTAAGCAAGTCACGCAATTCGTATATCGAGCGACTGGCATTGGCGTCCGCTTCGGCAGCGAGATGCCGTCCGATCGCCATGATCACAGCCACGGGGCCGTCGATCTTTTCCTCGGCGCGCAGCTTGCGCGGATAAACGTTCTCTTTGGCGTCCTCGGCAGCTACGACATTGGCCATCATCCAGGTCATGACCGGGTTGCCGTCCTGCACGATCCGGCGGGACAAGATCCAAGCATCAAGTGTTTTCATCGGCTCACTCATGGTTTGTACGGTTTGCCGATACTCGATGACGGGCACGCCCTGCGCCATGAGCTGCGTCGCAAGGTGCGTTGCCTGGAAGGGATCGTAGGCCACCTCGGCAACCTCGAAGTCGCTACAAAGGCCGAGCAGATCGTCCTTGATGCGGTCGAAGTCGATGATCTCCCCGTCCGTTACCACTATGTGGCCCGCCGCGGCCCATCCTCTGTAGTGATCGTTCGCTGCCTTGCTGACGGTTTCCTCCGGCAGATAATACCGGCCGAGCAGCGCGAACGAGCCGTCGTCCAGTGGGAAGAGAAGTTGCATCGCCGCAATATCGACCTTGCTAGCGAGATCAAGCGCGATGCGGCAGCAGCGTCCTTTCAATGACTCAAGTGTTAGGCCGGTCCGTGCACATTCATGCCAGCGTTGCATGTTGAAGTAAGCGTTTTTCGCTTGCAGCCACAAGTTCAAGTGCTTCGTCATAAAGATGCCTTGGCGTCGCGCGTTTTGGATGGCTTCTCGCTGGCGGGAGAGCAGGAACTCGCCACCAACGCTGACCCCGAAATTGGGGTTGGCCTTCATCAGCGCCTCGCTCGTGGTCCAGTCGTCGGCCTCGTCGATCGAATAGATCAAGGCGAACTTTTCCTCGTCCTCGACCAGTCCGTCGAGAATGCGCACGACCGACTCTCGCTTGTCGTAGCAGGGCCCAGCCAGGTTATCGCCGGCGGTCGTGATGATGAGCATCAGCGGCTGCTGCCGCGCGCCCTGCCCCGTCAGCATAGTGTCGTACTGATCGGGCGTCTGATGCTCGTGAAACTCGTCAATGATGGCGCAGGAGGGGCTCGTGCCGTCTCCAGGCTTGCCAATCAACGGTTCGAACTTCGCCCCGGTCGAGGGAATGCAGATGTTTGATGCGTTCACTTCGAGCTTGTAGTGCCTGATGTAGTCGGGGCGGCCGAGCGCCATCGGGCGCGCGGGCCGGAACACTTCCCATGCTTGTTTCTCCGTCGTCGCGCCGGCATAGACCTCCGCGCCTGGCTCGCCATCGTTGGTCAGCATGTAGAGGCCGATGGCCGCGGCGAGCAAACTCTTGCCATTTTTGCGCGGGACCTCGAGATAAGCTTCTCGAAAGCGACGAAGACCGTCAGCCGTCCGGATGAAGCCGAAGATATTGACGACGAAAAAGCATTGCCACGGTTCGAGACGGATTAGGTTCGACCGGCCAGGGCGTGGCGCCGCCCAGATGCCTTTCACGTGCGGCAGCAGCTCGATAAACCGGCACGCGCGTTCGGCAGCAGCTTCATCAAAGCGATAGGGCCAACCGGTGCGGTCGCGATCGCTCAGGAAGCGACGGCAGGCCGCGACGACGAATCTTCCGGCGCTGAATTCGCCGGCGATCACGCCGTTCGCGTACTCGACAGCGGCCTTGACATGCGTCGCCGCGCCGGCGCGGTGGGTGGACGGGCGCTTGGGCATCAGGCGAGGTCCGCAAAGGGGTTGTGGGGCGTCGTGTCGGCGGCCGGCTCAACATGGCCGCGGGCTCGCGGCGTCAATCCATATTCGATCAGGAGCCGGGTCGCCTGTGCCCTGGCGGCCTCGAGGATCTTGACGGCAGGATGGGCGCGGATCTTGCCGCCGTCGCCGGTGATGGTCATGCCCTCTCGCGCTATAACCTCCTGTGCCTGTGCCGCGCTCGCCAACGTGTCGCACAGCAGCTCAAAGCCGCGCAGGTCGGCTTGGGTCAGCGTGCGCTGCTCAGCCACCAGCGGGGCCAGGCGGTGCCACTCCTTTCGTGCGAGCTCCGTCAGGTGGTCGGGGGCGGCCGGCACCGTCACCAAGCCGTTGACGCTGGGGCGGCGCTTGGCGCGGTCGCTGCGGTACGTACCGGCCAGCCGCTTGCTGGCATCAGATGTTCGATAGCGTGGCATGTGCTTGCTCTCCTGAAAAATCTGGCAATTGACAGCGTGAAAATTTGCCCGACCCCCGGTCCCGAGAGCGAGCGACCGCTCAACGCACACCCCATTACCCTATGCGTTGCGAGGATTGCCAAAGCCGCCATCCTCACGTGCGGTCTTCTCGCTATGGTGCCCATGACACAGTGCTTGCAGGTTCGACCAATCATCAGCGCCACCATGACGACGGGGCACACGATGGTCGGCATCAGTGCTGGGTGCGCCACAGAGCTCGCAGAACGGATGGGCTTTCAGAAAGGCGTCACGAATCACACGCCATGCAGCACCATAGCCACGCCGGGTACTGCTGCCTCTAGCGGCGTCATACCGACGCCTCTGCTCCTGTGCTGAAAGCCAGCCGGGAGGCCGATGGGTCGGCGGCTTTAACGGCAAGGTTTGCCGACCTCGCTCATGCGCCGACCTTCGTCTTCCTCTGTACCGAGAAAGTGCTGATGGCGAGGGTGGCGTTCGCTCATGTAGCCATCGCACCGTTGGCCGAGCCTTCTGCGACCTCAATGATGGTAACGGTAGGACTGCGCTTACCCCTCTCGACCGCAATCAGCTTGGCCTGTTCCAGCGCCACCAAGGCGCGACGCTTGGCATGATGGTCAACGCCAAAATTCTTGAGCCATTGGTTTGTGAGGACGATTGTCCCGTCGCCGCGGTTCAGCGACTGGACGTGTCGGATCACGAGCCCGACATGAAGCGCCTTCCCCGGAAGCCGTCCAGCGCGTTCAAGCCACAGGAGCGAGATCGGTCCTTTCAGAAAGGGGCCCCCTCTCCTGTTTGCGCTGCCCGAGGAGTTCGGTTTTCTGATGCCCGGCACAGCCGAGAGGTCGACTTGCCGGTACCGAACACCATCGTCGCTCACTTCATCCACCATACATCTCCTATGATTAGATATGAGATAAGAGATATAAGAAGACCTGTAGTGCGCTGGCGCACGATACCCGTGCATAGGTGCACGAGATTCGGTGCGTCCATGCACGGGCGGATTTGTTGCGCCCACGCACGAGCTCTTGTGCTCATCTCTCAAGCTCATCGAGCAGCGCCATCACCTTGCCCCACATCACGGCACCACGCTTGTCCATGTACCGATCGGGGTTACGCACGATCTTCACGTCAACGCGACACTCGAAGCCAGACAGGACGATGCGGGATGCCTCCACCATCGCGCCTTTCATAGTCGTCACGGCATTGTCGAGTTCATGGAGCGGTGCCTCGATCAGCACGGCGTCATGCACGGGCGCGCAGATTTTGACGCTGCGTTCGATGCCGAGGCTTACCGCGAGGCGTAGCATTTCGGCAGCATTGGCCTGGCATGGAAAGTTTTGGATAGACCGCGGGTTAGCACCTTCTCGGCTGATATGCAGCGGCCAGCCGAATACGGTGGTGAGTCGGCCGTGTAGCATCGCTACGTTGACCGCGCCCTCGGCCCAAGCCCAGTACGTCGGGTATGTTTGTCGGTGGAGGTGTAGCAGCTCGCGGGCATAGACCTCCGGTTGTCCGATACGTTGACTGAGCGCCTCCGCGCCCATTCCATAACCAATGCCAAGGACGACCGCTTTGCAGAGATTGCGCACGCTCTCGTGCGACTCCTTCGTAGCGTCGGCGGGCGCGAGGCCGGCCTGCTTCGCGAACGCGAGGTACACATCGCCGCTTCGATAGGCGTCCATCATGCGGGCATCGCCAGAAAGTGCGGCGGCAATGGCAATCTCCTGGGAGGCGTAATCGAGATAAGCAATGCCGTGCTCGTGGGCAGGTTTGATGAGGCCGCGCAGCCATGCACTCGGCCCAAAGATGAATTTCGAGTTGCTTGGCTGATTGCGCCCAGTCTGAGCCCGAAAAGGCGACAACATGGCGCGGTTACGTTCGTCGGCCCCGATGGAAAGGTCTTCTAGACGCATTTGCGACAG